GAACTTGCTAAAGAATTACCAGAGCCTGAGGTTTCACGTATGGAATATGATTTGAAAGATCAAATGATTCGTGATTCTATATTAAACACAGAAAATAAAGTAGATAAGTTAGAAGAGAAGGTAGATGATATCAAAGAAGACACAAAAGCTATCACTCAAACACTTATAGATATGAATAATAAATGAGGATGAATCATGAGAAAGTTTATATTATCATTATGCTTATGGCTTGGACTATCGTCTACATGGCTACACTCGCAGTCAGTTAATTTAGATAATTTTCAAGCAATACAATTAATGAGCCTTGAAGAGTGTGCTGTAGTACAAGTAAATGCTTCTTGGAACTTTGCTAATAGATTAGACATTGCTAAGTTGAAAGATTGTTATATAGCAGAAGTAGACTTAACTAATAAAGCTATTGGTGCAGTAATACAAAAAGAATGGAATATAAAAGTAGTACCAACTATTATTATATTTCAGAATGGTAAAGAAGTAAAAAGATTTGAAGCAGGTATATCAATGAAGTTTGATGAACAATCTGTTTTAGAAAACATTAGGAAAGAAATTAAAAAATAAGTATATTACAATTAAAAACACAAATTAAGGAGAAATAACATGGCATTTCCAAATATGACTACTAAAAATAAAAAGACTGGAATGACTTTCGGTCAAGCATTTAAGAATGCAAGAAAAAGAGGAGCAACTACTTTTACGTTTAACGGTAAACCTTATAGCACTAAAACTAAAGACGAGGTAAGTAAAAAGAATACACGTGCACAAGCTAGAGCCGCTAGAAAAAAAGGTAGAGTAGCTGCTAAAGGAGCAAAAGGTATTAAAGCTAAGATGGCTGCTAGAAAAGCAGGAAGAATGGCTGCTAGAAAAATCAAAAGAGGCAACAAAGCTTTAAGAAGATATAGCTAGGAGGAACGATGGGAGCACCACAGAGAGGTATAAAAAACAGAAAAGCAGGTAGAATAGGTATAGGCGTTGGTAGTGCTGTAGCTATTGGATATGACTTGACTAAAGGTAGAAATATTATTGGTCAAGGTACTGGTAGATTTATTAATACTGCAGGTCAAGCACTTGGAGGTTTACAGAAAGCAGCAGGTGATATTGTTGGTAAATTTAAACATGCTGTTGCTTTTGGTAAGGGTGATGTAAAAATGTTACCAGCTAATGCAGGTACAGGTAAACCACCTTTTGATTTGGAAAAGCTACCTAAAGCAGAACTACAACCAAAAAGTGGATCTATACCAAAAAATAGAAGATTGAACCAACCTTTGTTAACGACTAAAACTAAAGATGTATTAGGTCAATCAAGTCAAGGTGTACTTATAGAAGGTGGTAAGAAAACTACAAAAAGAGAAGCTGTTAAACAAGGACTTAAAAAAGCAGGTAAATATGCTGGGAAAAAAATAGCACAAGGTGCTGTACTTAGTGGACCAGTTAAACATCCAGCTGTTATAGGTGCTATTGGAGCAGGTTCTACTGTTTATGATATGTATAAGTATATTAAGAAAAATAAATAAGTGAGGATAATAAATGGCAAAAGAGAAAAAACTAACATTACAAGAACAAGCTGAGCAAAAAATGCAAACACTTGTAGATCAACATAATGAACTTGTTAATTCAGTACAAGAAACTAATGCTAGATTAGCAGAAGTAAAGCAATTATTGATTGAACATCAAGGATATATGAAGGGATTAGAAGCTTGTGAAGAGGACTGCAAGAATGCCTAAGTTAAATGTAATAACAGGTATTATTGATAAAGTTGCTGGTCATGTAGATAAGTTTACATTAGATAAGCAAGAGAAAGCTGAATTAATTGCTGAAATTAATAAGGCTCAGTTAGAAGTAAATAAAGTTGAAGCAGGACATACATCTAGATTTGTAAGTGGCTGGAGGCCGTTTACGGGCTGGATTTGTGCTACTGCACTCGGATACCATTATATTTTACAACCATTGTTAACGTTTATATTATATTCATCTGGTAATCAAATAGAATTACCTGTGTTTGATATGACTACGTTAACAACGGTCTTGTTAGGTATGCTTGGTCTTGGGGGAATGCGTTCATTTGAGAAAGTTAAACGATCAGCCTAGGAGGCATTTTGAAATTAAAAAAACGTGGTATAATAATACCAGACCAGCATTATCCATTACAAGATAATGCAGCTGTAAACTGTGTAGTAAAAGCAATAGAAAAAGTTAAACCTAATGTTTTTGTAAATTTAGGTGATGTTGGAGAGTGGGAGTCTGTATCTGCTTGGAAGTATAAAGATAAGAAACTACCACCGTTAGAGTTTCAAATACCTATTATAGATGAGGATATTAGATTAGTAAATGAGGGATTAGATGTTTGGGATAAAGTTCTTAAAAAAGTCAAGTGTAAAGAAAAGTATTTACTCCAAGGTAACCATGATCTCTGGTTGGATAATTTTGTTAGCAAATATCCTTACATGGTTAATTACACGTTTGAAAGAGCGTGTAAAATAAAAGAAAGAGGATATAAGTACACTGAATATAATTTACCTATACAAATTGGTAAGCTTACTTTTTTTCATGGTGCCTATGCAACTACGTATCATGCGAAAAAACATTTGGAAGCTTATGGAGAAAATGTAATATACGGACATACTCATGATGTACAGAGACATACATTGACTAAACTAGGTGGTAATATTGCTGCTTGGTCAATGGGTTGTTTAAAAGATATGTCTCATGAAAAGAATAGATGGTTAAAAGGTAGGCTACATAATTGGGCACATGCTTTTGCTATCGTTGATTGGTATACGAATGGAAAGTTTAAAGTAGAAGTAGTAGAAATAGTAGATGGTAAAACATCAGTTTGGGGAGAGATAATAGATGGGAATGTTTAATACATCCACTGGTAAGGGTCAAGAGTTTATAGGTACATCTATTAATGATAGTAGACGTAAATATAATTTAAAAAATATATCTAAGAAACAAGTTAAATTAGTAGATATGAATGATATTACCAGAGGAAATATATTGTGTGCAAAATTAAGGAAAGTAGCTAATGCCAAAAGAAAACGCTAGCATAAAAAATTTTAGTGGTGGACTAAATAATAATACTAACTCAAAAGATTTATTAGATAATGAATTTCAAGTATTAGACCAACTATCAAATGAAGTACCTGGTAAGTTATTTCCTGCTGGGTCTACATCTACTGTTAGTATAGGTAGTAATGCAATTACTAGTATTGATGGATTGATACGTGGTAATGGTTTATTACAAACTAATTTAGATAGAAACATTGGTTCTAGTGGTATAAATGAAACTGAGTATTTATTTATTAATGATGACAACGATCACTTAGTACGTATATATGATTATACTAATAGTGCAGTAGAAACTCCTACAATAGATTATGGTGATACTGCTGGCAAGAAAGTACAGATGTATAGTATTGATGGTGCTATAAGAGTAGTACCAGAGTTTGGGACTTCTGTTGGTACAAACAAACCAACTATATTTGCTTTTCATAAATTTGTTAGAAGGTTAGGTGGTAGTGATACTGCTATAGACCATGAAGATACTGGTAGTTTTTCTACAAATGATTTATATATAGCACCAATAAGAGGTAGGTCTAATGTTGCTAAATACAAACCAGAAGAAATGTATAATTCATTAGCTGATGGTTTTACTAATGGATTTCATACTCCAGGTAATGGTTCAGAAGTATTTATGTTTCCAGCAACAGCTGATGACACTTCAAACCCAACACGATTTGGTTTAACTGCACAAGCTGCTGAAGAAATTTTAGATGATTGGGATAATTCTGGTAGTGGTAATCCTTATACTGATGATAATGAAGGTGGTATGGGTGTATTTATTGGTTTTTCAGGAGATGATAATGCAGATACAGGCTCTAGTATAGATGTTATACCAGGAACAAGATATGTATTATTTGCTTCTAAAGTTTATAAAGATTTTAATGGTAATAAACAAGAATCAGAATCAATACATATAGGGCACATAGACCAGAGTGCAACTACTACTAAAAAACAAAATTTATATTTTGGATTATTAGGTAGAATGGGTGGAAGAGAAAAAAATTATTCAGGGTTTAAATTATATTGGGCCCATGTAACTGATATTGATATAGTATCTGGAGCTGATGGAGAAATTAATACAGGTACATTAGGTCCTAAATATTTATTTGCTGAAGTAGATTTTGAAGAAGGTGTTCGTTATGCAGGATCTGATTCTTATTCGTTTTTAAGTGCTGTAACTGTTAATAGTGAATTGCAATTTGCATACCCAGGTAGTTTGTATAGTAATACTTCATATGCACAACCTTTTGAAGTAACAGAATTAAAAACAGCAGAACCTAGTTTAATAGATAAAGGTTCTGTTATAGGTCCAGCAAATACAGGTTTTAAAACAAGTACTATTTTAAATAGAAGATTGTATGTTGGTAATGTTCAATATGAAAATGAAGATGGAGAGTTAATAACTAAATCAGATAGAGTTTTAAAATCATTACCTAATAAGTTTGATGTTTTTCCAGAAAATTCTTTTATAGATGTTGAAGTAGAGGATGGTGATAGTATAGTAAAGTTAGAATCTTTAGGGAATAAACTATTACAATTTAAAAAAAGAAATTTATTTATTATAAATGTTTCAAGAGATATAGAGTTTTTAGAAGCATCATTTAATTTTAAAGGTTGTAAAAAAGATTATCATGTAACAAAAGGTGATGGCTTTGTTGCCTGGTTTAATGAATATGGAGCATATATATTTAATGGTGAAACAGTTTTAGATATAACATTGGGTGCAAACGGACAATCTAAATTAGCTAATTGGTCTGGAGATTACTATCATGATGATATGATGTTAGGATATTTACCTGAAAGTAAAGAACTTTTATTTTTAAGAACTGGTACAAAAACATTGATCTATGATTTAAAATCAGAATCTTGGAGAACTAGAAGTATGACTGTTGGCACTGCAACTAACATGGTTAATTTTAATGATGGTGATTTATATTACTTTGAACCTAATCCAGTAGAAGGTGGAGGTACAGTTACAATAAGTTTGAAAAAGTTTAATCGTGGAGTTGCTACTATGAGTACTGGTACTTTATTAAAAACAAAAGAATATGAGATGGGTTCACCTAGTGCAAGCAAAAACTTTAGTGCTTTGTATATTCGTTACACAGGACAGAATGCATCTAATATTATGGTAAAAGGATTTGGTACTAGAAAAGATAATACAGACTTAACAGTGACTAATATAAGTGCATTACAGGACTCTAATGGTGCCTTTAAAACGCTTAAATTGCCCCTTAATGACACTTTTAACAACTTACTTAGTATGGGTATAGAGTTGGCTGCTACAAGCGGCGTAGCGAACGATTTTGAAATAGATGAAATATCTATAGTTTTTAGACAAAAGGTAGTAACATAATGAAAAGAAAGATGAGTATATTAAATTTTATATCAAACCTTGATAGCGTTAGAAATAGAATAGAAAAAATAGATAAACAATTTGAAACACCAATAAAGACCACAATAGATAGACCTATTAATGATGAAGGTGTAGATGGTGATAGAAAAGTTGTAAAAGAAGTTGATAAAGAATTTTTATATATTAAAGTGGGTGGCAGGTGGATGAAAACAGAATTACAGGAGGTTGAATAATGGCAACAGAAGCAAGCAATATTTTGACAATGGTAAGAACTTTTGCAGAGAGACAAAAAGAAGAAGAGCTAGATAGACAACTTGCAGATGGACCGCTAGGATATAGTGGTGGATTAGCAGGTTTTATAGATGATATGACAGCAGGTGTATTAACTAGAACTGCATTTAAAGAAGGTGAAGAAGCTGTTAAGGATGCTTTTGACACTAGAACTATGAAAGAAAAAATTCAAGATGAAGTACAAGCATTTAGAGAAGTGATAGATAGTGGAGACTTTAGTGCTATAGATGTATTTGATTATGGTATAGCACAATTAAAAGCAAAAGGTGCAGATACAAGTGGAATAGAAAGTTTGTATCAGCAATATTTACAAGGAACAACATTAACTACAGTTGATGGGAATGGAAATAAAATACAATACCAAGACGTTGGACCTGTTTCTAATTCTACTAGTTCAGCACCAGGAGATCAAGTAGGTAAGTTTAATCCGTTCTTTAATCCTTATGGTAGGAAATAATGTTTTTAAATATTAAAAATAAATCATTCAAACAAAAGCTTTATGAACATATAAAGTTAAGAGAAGGTTATAAAGATGTAGTATATTTAGATACTCTTGGTAAACCTACTGGTGGTATAGGTCATTTACTTACTGCAGATGAAAAGAAAAAATATCCTGTAGATTCTATATTAAAAGAAAGTTTAATTAAAGATTGGTATGAAAAAGATATAGAAAAATCTTTAGAAGCTTGTAATGAGCAATGTAAAATATTAAATATTTATGATAAAGATTTTAAGATTGCATTAACGTCTGTTAACTTTCAACTTGGTACTAAATGGTTTAGAAAGTTTCCTAAGACATGGCATGCACTATGTCATAAAGATTATGATTTGGCTATAGCAGAGATAACATATAAAAAACCTGGTGAGCCAGAATACTCTGATTGGTATAAACAAACACCAGTAAGAGTAAAAGATTTTGTAGAAGCAATAGAAAATATTAAGGAGAGTGTATAATGGCACAAGATAAAAAGAAATCACCTGTGCAAATAGCAGGAGAAAATGAAGCTATGGCTGCAGATAATGTAACTGTAGATCCAAATTATGTTGCTGAAGTAGAAGCACAACAAGCACAAATGGATAGTACTTTACAAGCTGAAAGAATTATAGCATTAGAAGAAGCTGAAAATAATACAGACCCTATACCTAATCTTGACTTTCAAAACGATGTACAAGCACAAAGACAAGCAACTAAAAATGCAGCACAAGCAGAGATAGCAAAGTCATTTGATTTATTTGATATAGCAGAAGATTTAGGTTTAAAGTTTCAAAAATTTGAAAGCGGGGAGGAGTAATGCCTATATTTGGAGGAGCAATAATTGGTGGTATAAAAGCATTAGCTGCTGGATTTAAAGGAGCAACTGCTTTATCTAAAGCTAGCATGTTATTATCTGGTGGTCAAATGGCATATGGTGCTTTTGTTAATAAGTCAGAAAGAGAACGAGCAGCTGCTGATAGAGCGGCAACAAGAAAGATGGCTATACAAGGACAGTCAGATTTACGTGGTGCAGCTAGAAGTGCAGATGAACGTTCTCAAGTAAGACAAGGTTTTATTAATCAAAACGTTGGAATACAAAGTGAAAGTTTTGCTAGAGAATCTAGAGGTAATATGAGGTCATTAGAGTCAAACATTGGAATGTCTGGATTATATGGTTCTGGTTCAGCTGATCAACTAAGACAAGATATGGCAGCTGAAATAGCTTCAAGAGGTGCAGGTATGTCTTTAGCAGCATCGCAAGATAGATTTGGTGAGGCACAAAGAAGAGAAGCTGAGTTAAGAGATATACAAAATAGTATGTTAGAGTTGTCTGTATATACAGGTAGAAACTATAATATATTAGATACATATGGTATTAGAAATAATTTAAGTTAAAAGGAGTAAGAAATGTCTTATAGTTCAAGAGTAATTAAATCATTATCAGATCTTGTACAGTCCCTACAACAGTACAATGCTAGTAAAGATGATGCAAAAGATATTGCAAAGGCTTTAATATTAGCACAAGAACAAGCTAAGTTGCAAACAGATCAAATGTTGTTGCAGAACGCAATAACTACAAATCAAGAATTAGTACAGAGTTCTTTGACAGACATATCTGCAATATCAATGAGCGACCAAGGAGAGTTTTCATCAGCTGATTATGATAAGATGGTTGAGAGTACACCATTTTTTGCATTGAGACCTAACAGAAGAATACGTAAAAGTGCTACTTCTTATATGGATGCGTTCGATGCAGCAGATGCAACTAATGTTAATTACTATGCAAATTTAGAAGCTAAAGCTTCATTGATGGGTAGTGATAATGTAGTAGTAGAAAAAACAAAAAGCTTAATTGATGGACAAATAAATCAATTAGAAAATTTATCAGCAACATTAAAAGATACAAAAAACAATGTAGGTTTTGTACAAGATGATAGATATGATAATTTAATATCAAGAGTAGATACTAAGTTACAACAAAAAATAGAATATAGAAAACGTTTAGACTAGGAGTAAAATGGAATTTAGAAATCCTAATTTGAAACAAGCTATAGCTGGGTTCCAATCTGGTGCATTAGATCAAAGACGTTTTATAGTACAGTTAGATACAATCTATAGAGCCAACCCTAAAGCTTTTACAGAAGAAGAAGTTGATTATATAGAAAAACAATTTAAGAAAACTGATATAAAATTTAATAGAGATTTAGAAGCAGCCGATGCTAATCTATTAAGCACAGCAAATCAATTTATATCTGGTATGGTAGAAGGTTTTACTACACTAGGTTGGTCAGAAGAGCCTGATACTACAGCAGAATCTATTGCTAATAAGTTAGGACACTTGATAGGGTTTGCACCTGATGTAGTAGCAAGTGTACTATCTATGGGACAATATGTACCTATTGCTACTGCTAAAGCTATTAGTAGAAAAAGTGCTGGTGCAGTAAGTAAAGGTCTACAAAAAGCGGGGGAAAAAGCACCTGCTATCTTAAGAAAAGAGTTAGCACCAGATACATTTGCATTACAATCAATACCTATGAAAGTTGCTGATGTTGTTATGGATAATGTAAAAGCAAGTTTAGGTAGTGCTAATGTTACAACTACTGGTTATTTATCTAGAGGTATATTTGCTAACACTAGATTTAGAGATATAGGAGAGCAAGCATTACATTTAGGTGTTGCTATGGGTGTATCTTCTTGGAAAGAAGGACCTAAAGGAGCAGCAGAAGCAGGAGTATATGGTGCAGCAGCAGGTACATTGTTTGGTACTATAGGTAATTATGTTAACGTTGCACGTTTGATAGCAAATCCTAAGACTACACCAGTTGGACAAAAGATTGTTAGAGGTGTAGCTAAACGATTAGTTGAGGATGAAGAAAAATATAGAGCAATGAACATGCTTATAAGAGGTTCTCTTGGTGCTGGAGTACAAGGTGGTATGGCAACAGCACAGCAACTACCTGTAGCAGAACAGGTATATGAATATTTATTAGGTGCTTTCTTTGGTGCTAGTGCTAGAGATAGAGGGTTTATAGAAAGAACAAGATATATAAATAAAAACTTTGCTAAGTTTGGAGATATTACAACACCAGTAGAAACTGTAGCACAAAAACTTAGAAAAGATCCAGACTTTCAAAAACTAAATAAGTTTGACCAAGACTATGTTATAAAACATATTGCAGTAACACAGCAACAAATATTTAATAATATAAATAGAGGTGTATTAAATCCTGAAATAGCACAAGAAGTTCGTAAGATAGCAAAAGAATTAGGTATAGAATTAGAGGTAGCTACACCAAAACAAATAGAAAAGATTACAGAAAAACTATCTGATAGTCAGATTATAAAGAAAGATTTAGAAGGTATAAAGTATGAGATTAGAGATGATAATGTAATACCAGAAGTGTTAAAAGGTGCAACTCAAGATTACATAAATGACTTATCATTAAAAGTAGATGATATGATAAGACTAGAACAGAATAAAGATTTGAATGAACCTCTTGTAAATAATTCTGAAATAAGAGATATAGCTTTAGAGATTAGAAAAATACAAGGTAAAGATGTTACTGATATAGGTAGAGGTAAGGACGAGATACTTGTTAATTTATCTAAGTTAGCAACAGATTCTAAGTTTAATTTACCTGAATTTAAAAGATTAATTACAGAAAAATATTTAAAGAAAGTAGAAAACAAAGCAGAGTTTTTTAGAAAAGTAGATGATTTAAAATTAGGTAGATATTTAAAAACAAAAAAGAATGTTTTTAATAGAGCAGAGTTGACAGTAGATGTAGTAGATGCTGACCCTAACACTGGTGAAATAACAAAGGTAAATGTTTTTCCTTCACCACATACAGATTTAAAAGGTAATCCTATTAATACTGGTAGTGGACAAAACAAATATAATGCAGCTATAAAAGCAGGAGATGGAGTACCAATAAGAATTATATTACGTAAGTCATACATTATGTCTCAATTACATAAGTATGGTAAAGGTGATAATGCTATAGATGTATTTAGCAAAGATGTAGAAAGTCCTTTAGGTTTCCATAAATTAAAAAAAGGTAATCCAGATTTTTTACCTAAAGAAGCCATAGTAAAAATTAGAAAAGCATTGCAAGAACAGGAAACTCCGTTGTATTTATTTGGTGGTGCTAAAGATAGTGGAGTATTGGTTGTACATAGAGTACCATTTACAGATGCACAATTTAGTACTGCTAGCCAAAGACAAGTGTTACGTGAGTTAGGTTTAAGTTCTAAGATTGTAAATGCAGAAGGCTATCAAGTAAAAGAAACAGTATCTAATATTTACTATTTATTAAGAGAGTCTGGATATATGGATGTTAATGATCCAATAAATGTTAGCAATTTAGTAAAAGGTTTGAAGAAGTTTAGAAAGCAACCTTTGTATGAGACTGTACAAGCATTTAATAAGTATAATAATTTAGCACAAGGTTCTGATATAAGATTAGAAAATGAATACGGATTTATAAAAGACGTAGGAGATGAGTCTACTTTTAAATTTATACAGATAAAAGATTTAGAATCTAAGTTTGAAGTAGGTGGTGTACCTTCTAAGTCAGCTATAGATGCTGTAGTATATGTTAGGCAAGATGTATTTGACGCTATAAGAAAGAAAAATTATTTATCAAGTCGTAATGGTTTTTTGAAAATGGTAGGATTTAGTGCACCTAGAGATGGAAATGGTACTATATTATTAAAGACAGGTACATTTAAAGCTACTAAAAAAATGGATGCATTTATGCAGGCTAACAACATACACTTTATGACAGCTGAATCTGCAACAAAAACTAGCCTTGGTTTGAAAACTCATGACATAGTTTATAAGAATAATAGATGGGATTTTGGTACAGCAGATAAACAGATAAGACCTTATGAGATGCGTGCAGATGAATTGTATTTAAACTTTGGTGTATATGAAAATTACTCTAAGTTAAATATGAGTATGCCTATATCTAAACAAATATTTGATAAAATAAATTATGAACAATTAGGTGAAGATGGTCCAGCATTTCGTGCTGCTTACGAAAAATTTGTTAATGAATCATTAGCTGGTGATCCTGCAACTAATAAAGCATTTGAAAGAGCATTAGTAAAACAAGATGGTAATTACGAAATACCAAATTTATTTCGTGTAGATATAGAATTAATTAATAGAGCATTAACAGTAGAACATATAGATACTCCTTTTGGTAGAAATGTATTAAAGAAAATTATGGAAAGAGGTAATGAAGATTATCATTCTTTAATTTATGAACAAGGAGATGTTATAGATAAAAAATTATTTGGTGTAGAGAATATAGATATACCTGACTTATTAGCACAAAATGATTATAGAATGTCTGCTATTACACATCCAGGGGTACGTGAGTTTGTAAATAAAAGTTTAACAAGTTATTTACATATGCGTGCTATCAGACCTACAGCTAGCAATGCAGTAGATATTAAGTTAGGACCAGCAGATTTAGAAGTTGCAGCAGGTTTACAAGACAATCAAGTAAAGTTTGGTCAAGGTATGAAAAACTTTTTGATTAAAATTAAAGGACAATCTAAACAAGTAAGACTTGAAGATGCTTGGAATACATTTAAGGATATGAAAAAGTCTGATAATAGATATAATGATTATAAAGAAGCGTTGACTTTTATGGCTATGAGAAATCCTAATAGTGGTAATGGTGGAGTTCGTATATTAGAGATGGCTGGTTTTGTAGCTAGAGAAGGTACTGCTGCTGTTACTACATCTAAGACTGACTATTACTTAGGTGGTGCAGATAAAGATGCTGATAGTATTGCTTTATATCAAAACATGCCTGGTATATTTAAAAAAGTATTTAGTAAATATGAAAGTGAATTGCAACGTGGTAGAGATACATACTCTTTTGAAAATGTAGATCCTCAAAGTACTTTTGCTACAGAGAAACTAATAGAAGAGTATCCAAATATTAAAGTATCAGAAGGCAGTAGAAAAGCATTAGAAGATTTATTAACAACAGATTCAAGAATAGATGTAGCAAGACAAGCAAAGATAGGTAAAGTAAATATAGATTTTATTGTAAGTGGTTTTAATAGAATGCAAGTTGTTGCAGATTTAATACAACAAGAAGGTGGTGTAATAAATTCTAGACAAGCAATATTAAAAAAGGTAAAAGGAAAACTTGAACCTAGTGGTTTATTTGATAATATAAGTATTAAATTGAAGAAAGGTGTTGATATAAAGCAATTACAACTTGATACTTATCTTGGTATTAACTATATGGCTGACTCTGCAAACTTTGTAAAGATGGAAAAATATCCTGTAATTTTAGAAACGTTTTGGAAAAAATATTTTGAAGTAACTAATTTAAATGGTAATAGAAATATTACAGAGTTCCAACAAAACTTTCGTAATGTAGAAAAATTAAATGCATTACAAACACTTCATAATGTAGTTTATAAAGGTAAAAATTTATCTAATAGATCTGTTGCAGACAAAGCTGCTTCAGATTATTTAGATGCTTTTGGTAAACAGAATCATTTTTATGGTCAGTTAGCTACTGTGATTAATAATTATAGTAGTTTTGGTATTAATCCATTTAAATATTTATTTAGTAAAAACTTTAAAAACTATAATAACTATGAAGTTGCAAGAGAATATACATTAAGACTTAGAGAAGAGATAGTAAAGAATGAAGCATTGATAAAACGTTTTGGTATATTAGATAATTATACTAGCATTGTAGAAGCTAAAGCTGCTTTAGATAGACTTATTAAGAGTGAAAACTACTCTGCTTTTTATAATAAGATGATTGAATACCAATCTATGCATAGGGCTATGGAAATGTCTAATGGTTTGATAAGAACATATGCTGGTAATGAAAGAAGTAAATACAGTAATGATACATTAGAATTAGAAATAAAGAGTCTTATTGATAATACATGGACTATTAAATCAATGTTTAACAGAGATTTAAATTTAGTTCCTGAAGGGTTTGCTAAAGAAAACTTATCTATGGCAGACATAAATCAATACATATATGTAACTAAAGCAAAGATAAAGGCTAAGTATAAAGACGAACCTTCGTTAGCTAAAGACTTAATAAATGTTTATGAAGCTTGGTTATTGGCAACTCCTAAATTAGATAGACCATTAAATGAATTACAACAATCTGCATTAGATACTATTTTTGCAGAAAATAAATTTATAGAACGTGGTAGTATAAGTGGCAATACAACAAGTGTAGGTTTTGATAATGCATTAGTAAATAAACAAAAAGCATTCTTAGCTTATGCTGGTACACCTAATTATATGTTACAAAGTCTAGCTATTAGTGCTAAAGGTAGAAGAGATTATTTTGATTATTTAGAAACACAATTAGTAGATAGATCAGAACGTATATCTAAAAGATTAAATCAACAAAAAAATAATCCAGAAGAACACACATTAGAATCATTAGCAAAAGAAGCAGCAGAACAAGATATATCTGTAAAAGATAATATGAAAAGAATATTAGATACAGAAGCTTTGGTAGGTACAGTGTTAGAAAAGTTTGACTTTATAAAAACTAATACTGGTAATAGAAATAAAGCAATAACTCGTGATGCAGATAAACAACTTAAAAGATTACAAAGTTTATTAAGAGAAAGTCCTGATGCTATTATGAGATTGGAAGAACAGTTTATAGAACTTACATATAGACTAGAAGGATTAGGTAGAAGATTAGATACTGCTAATGTAAAAGATTTGAAGTTATTTGTTGATGCATTAGAAGTTTATTGGAGTGCTAAGAAACCTGGTGATAAAGTTAAAAAGTTTTTTAGAGCACCTGGTGGTAGAGATAACATATTAAATTATACATACACTCAAAGAGATTTAAGACTAATGGAAAAAATGGAAAGAGAAACAAACCCTAGATTAGTTTTAGATAAGTTTGGTAAGATAGTACCAATGAGAATTAAAGTTCCAACAAGTACATTAGAGTTAGGTAGGTTAACTATTGATAGATTTGATACGTTTCAAAAGACTATTAATGCAGCACAACAAGATAAGATAAATGGATTATTTGAATATTTAAACAATGACAATCCAAACTTAATACAATATAGAGATTTATTATTTGAAGCAGCTGTTAATAAAATAGAATGGAATGATGGTAAGTTTCCAAGTAATACCTATAATAAATTACAACAAGAAGCTATTAGAAAGGCATGGTCAGAAAGTTCTGAAGCTTTATCTAAATTAGAAAAAGAAGGTATAATGTTTGACATGTCTAGCCCAGGTGGTAAAGCTGTAAGAAAAGATGTTACTGCTAATGAGTATGTTGATCGTATTGTAAAAGATGTAAAAGAATTTTTATCTGATATACAAAAAGTATATATTGATTCACGTGTTGATATGTTAGAAAAAACATTACCAAGAAGATCTAAAAAGTTTATTGGTTCTAATACTAAAGACAAGAACACAAAGAGATTAGAAGATTTGTTTTTAACTGAAACAGGGTTGATAGATTTGAATACTGTTAACTTATTGTTTAAAGATTTATCTAATAGAAATGTAAGTGAACGTGAGTATATTGGTAAGTTTTTAATTAGTATAAATGATTATAGATTTATTAAACATCACTTAGAAGTATTTGATAGAATACAATTTAAACTTGGTGATAAAATAGATTTGAATAAACCATTGAATAGTAAAAATAAAAATATTGTAAAAGGATTAGTCTTGCAAGAACTAAATTCTACTAAAAATAAACCTGACTATTATGAAAGATATGCTGTTGGTAAAGTAGAAGAAGGATACTTTCCTAGAAATGGACATGGTAGAAATGAAGCTGAAAGAAAAGAGTTAGAAGCTTGGAATGAGAATAGAGCATTAGAACAATTAAAAGAAGCTGCTGAAGATCCAACTCAATTACCTGAAAAAATTAGAGTTGAAATGGAGTTAGGTAATATTGACATGCAACAAGCATTGTCTTTATATAGAGAACAATTACTAGGTAATGCAGCTAGAAATACAAACCAATCTTTAACATCAGGACAAGCAGAAGCAGAAAGACAAATAATAGATTTGTTAAGTAGGCCTAACATAGATGGATTTATTGGTGATTATGCAGCAGGTAGTACATTAAAAAGAGGACAAGACTTTATGCCTTTTTATAGAAAAGATTTAGATGCATTGCGTAATTACACTGGTGGATTATTTAAAATGTGGTTTACAAACTTAGCTGGTTTAAGAAGTGAAGTACTATTGAAACAATTTGATTATACAAATAAAGGTGAAACGTATGCAAGAGATTGGTCTAACTATATGAGAAATGCTTTTACAAACATGATGGGACTTAGTACCTATAGAGCATATAACATACATGGTATTGAAAAGAAAGACCAACAAATGTTTAGAGACTTTATTGCAAGTGGATTTAAAAGAGGTAAATATTCTGGACATATGAAAGATAAAATTATTGATTTTGAAATTGCTATTGAACCATCACCTGTAGAAAAAAGAATTATATTAAGAAGACAAGATAAAAGTTTATCTACTAAAGAAAGACAAAAGGCTGCTAATAAAGAAATACTAGCATTGAAAACAAAACGTGCTAAAGAATTAGTTGAACAAGTAAATACTACAGGTAAGTATGGTACATTATATCACTATACTAGTGATGAAGCTGCAGTAAGTTTCTTTAAAAAGATTGATAAAATATTTGGTGGTAGAATGTTTAAGGATCTAAACAAGATGAGTGAACGTGATAAGAACTTTGAAATCATTAGACGTATTAGAGACTTTAGTGATTTAGAAGGTAAGTTTGAGTTATTGACATTACTATCACACCCTAAAACAGCTATAACTAATTTATATGGTGGTACTCAAAACACTATATCTGATACAGGTTGGAAACCATTTAGACAAGCTAATGATACAGAGTGGATGATTAAAAATTTATTTGATAATGGTAAAGCAGAATTTAGTTTTTTAAACCAACAAACTGGTAGGGTAGAAAAGAAAAGAATCAATACAAAAGAAAGAATATATGAATGGATGGAGTCTTTAGGTGTGTTTGATCAGATGTTCTTAGACCTTGTTGCATTAGATAAAAACTTTGGTAGACAAGGACAAAGAAAGTTTTTTGAAGAGTTTATTAGACGTATGAATAAATCATACAGAGAAGGTATTATAACTACTGAAACAATACATAATAGAGAAGCTAAAAAAACATTAAGAGAAGTTGCAAGAGATTTAAAAATAGAAGTACCTATTACTGAGTTAGGTGCTTTACCAATGAAATGGTCTGAAAGAATATTGCGTGGTAATGCTTTCTTAGCAAACTATATTAACTTACATCAGAATGTTATAGGTCCTAATATTGCAAAAGGAATACCATTTGATAGTAGAGTATTGACTAACTTTGCTATGAAAGGTATTGAAGCATCTCAGTTTATGTATCAAGCAACCTTTAGACCTAACTTTGCCAACACATCATTAGGTCGTGTATTGACTAGATTCCAACCTTATGCATGGAATAGTATTGGTAGACGTATTAAACTATTTAAAGATGCACAACAATCTGGATGGAACAGAGAAGTATTAGCAAGTAAAAAGTTTCAAAGACAATTTACATTTGATCTAATGGCTCTTGCTATGGCTAATATATTTGTAGCAAGTATATTTGAATATGCATTATCACCACCTATGAATTGGTTACAAGATAGTGCAGCATTATTATTTGGTGATGAAAAAGAAAGAGAACGTGCATTCTTTAGTTCATATCCATCGCCTGTATTAGCACCTTTACAGATTGTTACACCACCTATCGGTAGATTTGTATTGTCGCCAATTACATCTATATTGAATGGTGATTTTGAAAACTTTACTAAGTATCAGTTAGCTACATACTTTCCATTTGGTAGGTTAGGTAGAGATGCATATAGAACATTCAATAGTCCAGCTATGGCTGTAGATTTTATGACTGGATTACCTTTACATCAAGTTCATGAGTTAAGAAGAGATAAGATTGAACTAGATAAATTAGAACAACAAGCTAAAGAATTAGAAGAAGAGTTAGTAGAATAGACTTCTTTTTTTTCGGTGGCTGATATTCCTTTCCCCTTTTCTTCTTTCTTCTAAATCTTTGCCCTACTTTAGTTAATATATCATACATCAGTGCCAACCAAGTGTATTTGCTATAAAAGGGTAATACAGGATTGGATACCTGCCCGACTCCTTTTAAGCCGTGTTTAATTTTAGTAGGGCAAAACTTACGAACAAGACAGGAAAATGAATAATCTCGTCTAAAGGTTAAACCTGCCTTGCTCGTTTTCATAGGAGTATATGTTCACATATTACAGT